TTCAAAAAATGGAACTTGGATGAATAGTGGTAATCCAGAAAGTGGTGCTACTGGAACAGGTGCAATAGATATTCCAACAGGTGGAAGTGGAGAATTTTATATTTTACCATCAATTTATAATGCAACAGTACAATGTAATTTCGGCAACGGATATTTTGGAACAACAGCAATATCTTCTGAAGGAACTAACGCATCAGGTATCGGTAAATTTGAGTATGATGTACCAACAGGTTACACAGCTCTATCAACAAAAGGATTAAACGAATAATGGCTTTACATTCGCTACACTCATGCAAAGAAATTTACAATAAGGAGATATTTTAATTATGGCATACACAACAATAAATAAAAGTTCGGATTATTTTAACACTAAACTTTATACAGGTAATGCTACTGATGATACAGCTATAACAGGAGTAGGTTTTACACCATCATTCTTGTGGGGAAAAAATCGTACAGATGCAACAAATCATTATTTTATAGATGCTGTTAGAGGAGTAACAAAAGAAATAAATTCAAATAATAGTGATGCAGAAGGAACAGATGCTACTTTAATAAAAAGTTTTGATAGTGATGGTTTTACTTTAGGTAATGGTTCTTTAAATCAAAGTTCTAAAGATTTTGTTACTTGGAATTGGAAAGCTAATGGTCAAGGTTCAGCTAATTCAGACGGAAGTATAAACACAACATACACATCAGCTAATACAACATCAGGTTTTAGTATTTCTACAGTAACATTATCAGGTTCAGGAAATCAAACTTTTGGACATGGTTTGGGTGTTACACCAAGTTTAATTATTTTTAAATGTACTAGCCATGCTGAAAGTTGGAAAGTTTACCATTCATCATTATCTTCACCTGAAAGTAAGTATTTACAGCTTAACACAACTGATGAGGCTGGTAACGCATCAAATATTTGGGGTGCTGGAATGACTTCTAGCACAGTTGGAGTAAAAGTAGGAACTATTGGAACTGCTGGTCAAGATTATGTAGCTTACTGCTTCGCAGAGAAAAAAGGATTTAGTAAATTTGGTTCATATACAGGAAACGGAAATGCAGATGGTTCGTTTGTTTACACAGGATTTAAACCAGCTTTTGTTCTTGGGAAAAATGCTACTGTTGCAGGACAGCATTGGTTTATGAATGATAATAAAAGAGGTATTAATGGTGGTTCAAATTGGTTTAAAGCTGATGGTAGTAATGCTGAATTAACAAATTTAGTTAACTGTGATTTGTTATCTAATGGTTTTAAATTAAGAAACAACAATGATATATTTAACGATTCAGGTGAAACTTTTATTTATATGGCATTTGCAGAAGCACCATTAGTAGGAAGTAACAACGTACCAGCTACAGCAAGGTAATGGTTAAAAAAAAACTTACACCTAAACAGTTTAATGAATTAGCATCAGGTGTAAGACTTTCAGCTCATGAAAAAATTTGTGCTGAAAGAATGAATAACATTTTGAAATCTATTGAAAGACTTGAAAAAAAAGTAGAAGTATTAAGTGATCATGTTTCTACTGGAAAAGGAATAGTTAAAGTTCTTGTTATACTTGGTAGTTTAGCAGTAGGAATTTTAGGTTATTTTAACATTAGATGAAATTTGCATTAGCAATTTGGATTTGTTCTTTTACTAATCAAGAATGTTCTCCTAAGATGAATATACCAGAATTATTTAATACATGGAATGAGTGCGTTGTAGAAGCTCATAGATTAAGCATACTTTTACCACACACAGTAGATGACATAAACCAATATAAGTTAGCAACAAAATTTAGTTGTAAGGAAATTTATGTTGAAGGGGCATAGGATAATAGTTGTTGGAGATGCACACGACAGTCCACATATAAAACAAGATCGTTTTAAATGGATGGGTCAATATATTAAATCTATTAAACCAGATTATATAATTCAAATAGGTGACTGGGCTTCTTTTGATAGCTTAAGTTTTTTTCAAAAAAATTCTACACAAGCAGGTAAACTTAAAGATGCTTATATGCAAGATATAGAATCTATGCGTACATCTATAGATCTGTTAGATAAATATATAGACAACGATAGAATACCTAGACATTGTACTTTTGGTAATCATGAACAACGTGTTTATAGATTTGAAGAAAATATTCCAGAGATCCAAGGGATGATGAAAAAGGAGCTTCACGATTCTTTTTCTAGTCGTAACTGGAAATTTTCTCAGTACGGAGAATTTAAAAATATTGCAGGAGTATCATTTACACATTGTCCATTAAATATTATGGGCAAAGAATATGGTGGTAAAAATTGTGAAATACAAATAGCTAATGATGCAACTAACGATATTGTATTTGGACACACTCATAAATATAGAGATTGGAAAGCTCCAAAAATAGGTGATAAAAATTATGTAAGAATAGTTAATGTAGGTTGTGCGTTGCCCTTCAATCATGTAGAGGAGTATGCTAAATTAAATTTAACTGGTTGGTCTTGGGGTATGGTTGAACTCGGTATCTGGGATAATCATATACAAGAGAGTCAGTTTATTTCAATGGATAGATTGGAACAACAATATGGATTATAGTCAATACCCAAATTTTTCTGAAGAAGAATTTAAGTGTTCACATTGTGGCAAAAATGAAATGCAAGAAGTTGCAGTAAAATTTTGTCAAGATTGGAGAGAGTATATAGATCAAGGTGTAAGTATTAACTCTGGTTATAGATGCAGCGAACATAATAATTCGGTATCTTCAACTGGTCCTAATGGACCACATACAACAGGTATGGCAGTTGACATAGGAACTAATACACAGCTTCAATATAAGCTTATAGACTTTGCATTACATTACGAACCAAAACCTACAGGTATTGGTATAGCTAAAAGTTTTACTCATCTTGATTGGTTAACACAAGACGTTGATCAAAAATATGTAGTTAGACCTAACGTATGGAAGTATTAATATGTGGTTGAATTTATTATCACTTGGTGTTAAAACAGGAGCTAAGATTTATCAAAATAAACAACGAACAAAACAGTTAATGTCAGATGCACAAATGCACCATGCAGAGCAAATGGCTAAAGGTGAAATTGAATATAAAGCAAAAATTCTTGAAAGCAATGACAATGGTTGGAAAGATGAGTTTGTCTTGGTGCTTGTATCTATGCCTATTCTTCTTTTGGGTTGGTCTGTTTTTTCTGACGATCCAGAAATACGTAATCGTTTAGATTTATTTTTTGAGTATTTTAAAAATTTACCTTACTGGTATCAAGCAATTTTTATAGGAGTAGTCAGTGCTATCTATGGTCTTAAAGGTGCTGACATTATGAAACGAAAATGAAGATCTCTGATAATACTTCGGTATCAATGCCAGTTAAAAATATGTTAGGTATAATAGCAGCAGTTGCTATGGGTGTCTTTGCATATACAGAAGTTACAGCTAGACTTACATCACTTGAAACATCAAGAGAATTATTTGAAAATGATTTGCTTAAAAAATCCGAGCAAGTACCTACTGACCAGGAACAACATTTTTTATTAGAAGATCTTTATAAGACGGTAGAAAAATTACAGTCTACTCAAGAAATGAATATGACTAACAAAGTTAACATTGAGTTTCTTAAATCACAATTAGAAAAAGCATTAGCTGATGTTGAAGATTTAAAAGATAAAGTTAGAAAGAATGGGAACGGACATTAATGGTCACAGAAATTATAGCATTACTTATGTTTATAGGCCCTGATATTAAAGAGCATAGAATACAACAGTCTATGTCTATATGTTTAAAACATAAACGTGAAGCTACTAGACAGATAAAAGCTAACATAGATTATAAATGTATTAAATCTAAAGCAGAGCTTGAAATTAATATTGATGGATCTAAATCTATTAAATCACTTATCCTTGAATAGTGAAAAAGAAAACTTGGAATCGTTCTAAAGTAGTTTCTATAGATGTAGGTATCTGTAGATATTGTGGAGAAACTGTTAACAATCAAGAGAGCTTTGTCTGTTTTGCAGATAAAAGCACAGCTCATTATCAATGCATGAAAAAAGACGACCTAGAAAGCTCTGAGAAGCTCTACAATTAAGATTGTAGGTCTAATGCGACTCACCCTGCCTATAAGCTATAAAGCTTATGTACGTAGCTCTATGACAGTCTATTGCCTGTTTCTACAAAATGCTCTGATTCTACTTCAGCTAAAGCTCCTTGAAGTAAATCTATAACAAATTTTCTATTATTAAAGGATGATGCCATACTCATAATGTTAGATACTAAAGCTACTTGAGCTTCATCTACATTTAATCCTTTTAATAATTTAATTGTGAGTTGATCTGCAATGTCATCATATACATCTATGACATTTTTCTCTACAATTTTACGATCTTTAAAAACAGATTTAAGTTCTAAATAAGATTTCATAATATAAACTTATATAGTATTTCGGCAGCGAACACCTCACATAAAAAAAACTAAGGGCGATTTCTCGCCCCTAGTTATACAACACTAGATGTTTATAAACCAACAAAGTCAAACAACTTTGTTAATAATACAACTGTTTATACCAACGAATTGGAGTAGGTGAGTTGCTTAACCTATTAAAACTGGCTATCAAAATCTGAATCTTGCTTAGGTTTATCACCACCAGAAGATTTAGATTTATCACCAACCATTCTAATACTACCTGTAAATCGAGGCACTACTACCTCTGTTACAATTCTGTTTTGATCATTAGAATCTTTATACTGTCTAGTTTCTAATTCACCTTCTACGTATAATTGTGTACCAGTCTTGGCATACTTTTCCATAGTTTCAGAAAGTCTTGGATCCCACACAACTACTTTGTGCCAGGTAGTTTTTTCTACCCATTCACCAGATTTATCTTTGTACTTTTTATTAGTAGCCAAAGATAGATTAGCAAAGGATTCGCCTTTCTTTGTTTGTTTAATTTCTGGGTCTGCTCCCAGTCTTCCTATCAACATTACTTTGTTTATCATTTAACTCCTTTGTGTTTATGACTTTGATATTACTTGGTGCTTCAAACTTAGCTTTCATTTCTTGAACATATTTGTTGTTATCAAATAAACCAAGAAACACATCAGCACTTACACCAAGATGACTAAATGCTTTTGTTAATGCATCAGTCATAGCTTTCTTCGGTGCTTCGTCATCTAGTCCACCATTCTTTTTATACAATGCTTGTACTGAAGATACTGGACCAAACTCATTCCAAGCTTTGTCAAAGTATTTTACCGTTACTTCTGCAAATACATTTTTATCTGTATATGTATAATTAACATTGTATGTCCAACCTTTACCTACTGGTCCAAACATACCAGTCATTACTTGTATTTGATACATAGGATCTATTGTTGTTAGTTCCTTACCACCAAACTTTGTAAAAGCTTTTGTATATTTAGGATTAGTATTTTTTACTTGATCCCATATAAAAAAGTTTTTTTCATCACCTGTTCTCATTATATTACCTTTCTCTTTTTTTAAATGTTACTTCAACATGACAATCTTTATCTCCATAATCACCATGCCAAATATCTTGAACTTCAGATAACAATCCTATTAATTGTTTACCTGTAATACATTCATCAGAAGTTAACATTTGTTTAATGGTTTCACTTTTACTTTCTTTGCCATTTTTCCATGTACTTCCATATGAAAATATTTTGTATGAATCTATATGCATTATATTCCTTTCTCACTATATTGATTGTTAATGTGGTTCTTACTTACTATGTACACATAAGCTTTTCTACCACTATTGTTTTTACGCTTATCTGTTCTTTCTATTTTACCTTGCTTAAAAAGCTCAGTTACTCTAGGTCTTATTGTAAAGGAACTAAGAGATAACAACTCAGCAACTTCATCAGCTGTAGCTCCTATAGATCCCTTATTAATAATTACATCAAACACTTTTCTTCTAATAGTATCTGCACCTTCTTTAATTAATTCAGCAGCTTCTATTGAAGTGTCAACATTACGACTGCCTGGAGAGTAAGGGTATGATTTGTCTACCATTATTATGTTCCTTTATTTGTGCATCAAAGTTATTAAAATCTACAAAATCTGGTGGAGCTATTTTGTTTTGTACCATATGCCAGAATAGAACTTCAGCAGCTGTAAGCTTTTCTTGAAACTCTTTATCTGGAAGTACTTCAACAAGTCCCCATTTTAGATTACCAAAAAACATTGACAGATACATTTTCTTAGCACCATATACCATCATGTAATGTTGGATCTGTGCTTTGTATTTGTCTGCTGTTTTTACTTCATTACTAAATGCATTTGTATGTTTGCATTCTAATAAAGTATGTGGTTCTGAACACACTCCATCTATATTACAATACATAAATGGATATACTTTAGATGTAATAAAGACTTGTTCACCTACAACTTTAATACCAGTTTCTTGTTGAAACCATTTTATGTTTAGATCCTCTGTATGTATTCCCATCTGTACTGGTAATACTCTAGATAAATCTGGTCCTTCTACATCACCAATTTTTTCTAAATATAAATCATGCCAGTCACCATGATATAATCTGGTAGCATCACTGCCACCAATACCTTGTTTACGATCAAAATCTTTCTTCATATAATACTTCTATCCTTCCATTGTTTATGTAATAGCCACTAACCTTTTTTGACTTGTCTAAATATATTTCTAAAGTTGAGTCCCAAACGAGTGGCTTTTTTCTTTCGTATTTCTTCGTATTGTTTTTTCTTTTTTTCATTATGTTGTCTTCTTAGTTTATCTAATTGCTTTAATGTAACTTGATCTAATTTACCTGCTAATAATTTAGTAGCAAATTCATTATAAATATTTTCATTAAATTCTATATTTTTGTAAAACTTTAATAACGACATATACCACAGTTGTTGTCTAACGTGATATGGTGTTACATCAAGAGGCTTCTTTATTTTCATGAGTTGATTCTTTCTCTAAACTTTGTAATGCTCCTTTAACTTTAGCTTTATCTACATCAAATTTTTTGAACATAGATTTCATCTTAGTTAAATAATGTATTGCATCTAAAAGTTCTTCAATCGTTTCATTTACCCACTCATCCATTGGTCTGTTATTAGCTTCCATAGTTTTACCAAACTTTTCCATACCTTGTACGTGTCGTTTAACTATTAGCTCAACAACATTATTTACAATAGGATCATTTGTTATACTACTTGGATCTATATCTGGATTTACTGCCATATTATTTGTCCTTTTTTTTAATTATTATCTCTGCGTTTAGTGCTTCTGCCCAACAACAGAACAACCAACCACTAGGTTTTCTTATACCACACTCCCACTTTGAAACAAGACCCTTAGCTACTCCTAGAATTTCATCCATTTCTAATTGAGAAATAGATTTTTCTTTACGCAATTTTACAAATTGAGGGATTACTTGATTGTGAAATTGTAAACCTAATGCTTTATTTGACATATCTACTAGATATATAAATATTTCGGTAGCTGTCAACTATATATGGTGGGAAGGGGGAAATCCAACCCACCAACCACAGAGGTTATATGCTATGTGATTCTTCTTTTGCTACTGCTTGATTAAGTTCGGCAGCAGGTAAAAACTCTAAGATTGAAGTATCAAAGTAATTTGCAATCTTTATTAAATTATGAATTGGTACAGCATTTGTAGCTTTTTCATACTTTTGAATTTGTTGAAATGAAACAGAACAAACTTTAGCAAGTTCTGATTGTGTAACTAATTTATAGGATCTACCTATACCAGCTACACGTCTTCTTTTTATTTGTGTACCAATGTGTTGATAAATGTTTTCCATTATACGTTTCCTTTCCTTCTACTTGCTTCTAATGATCTCCATACTTCTATGTTCATTTCAGCAGTTCTTCGTTTATTTCTAAGATTTAACAATTGTACATTTAAATTATGAATCTTGTTTATATGGTTTTTATAAACTGCAGACGCATAAAATCTTTCGGTAGCTTTAGCTACTGATTCTTCGGTAGCTGAAATATAAGCACCTTTAATATGCTTTAGCATATCGTCACCATACGAAACCTCTGCTTGTGTTTTAGCAAAGGCTTCATCTGTTGAAGCGAGATACTGTAAGTACTCGTCTATCTTCATTATTTACTTTCTATTTGTAGAAATCCTTTAGGTGCTGCTACTGGTATACCAGAAGATTGAAATACTTGACCTAAATAATTCCAAGTTTCTTTTATATTGCTACCAGAATATAACACATTTTGAGCTTGTTCTTCAAGCAAATCTAAATCGTGTTTTACTTTAAACTTTGGTAGTTTTTCTACGGCTTTCTTTGTTTCTTGTTTACAAGCTGTAGATAATACACTTTCAACATCATCAAAATCTTTTATGTCTATTTGCATTGTTTGTTTATAACCATCTTGCCATCCTCTAATAGATGACCAAGATTGTATTTTATCTTGTAGCTCTCTTTTCTTAGTTTGTCTAATTGCACTTAATTTAGACTCATAAGATTCTTTTTGTTCTTGAAACTTTACAAGTTTTTGATCAGCTTCTTTAAACGCTTTTATTTGAGCTTTAATACCTAATCTATCAACAAACTTTTTATAATTTTTATCAGTTTGTTTTTGAGTAGTAGATTCTATATCTGACTCAATAGTTTGTCTTCTATCTCTAAACTTACTTTTTATAAGTGTATCAAGATGAAGTAGTTCATTACTTCTTATTGGTTTCATATTTTTCCTTTGTTATTGTTATGCTACGTCTTTTCCAAATATATCTCTACAAGGATCCTTGTATATATTTCCAGAATTACTGCTTGGTTCTTCTGTTGTATGATAACCATCATCATCATATTCACCAGTTTCTGTATTTACAGTAATAGTACCACTGCAAGAATAATCTCCTGCAAAACTGTACCATTGATTAAGTCTTCCTTGATCTCCATACACAGATCCTAAAAAGTCTTCATCACTATAGTCTTCGTCATCTGATAAATTTAAAACTTTAGTCCAATCTACAGTACAAGGAACTGTTTTTGTTAATTTAGCAACAGTGCCTTCTGTTTCTTGTTTAAAGAAATTAACTTCTTCAAATGATCCATCATCACCACCACCAGAATATGAGATTTCTAGTTTTGTAATACCAGCTTTATTTAAAGCTTTAATTACATCTGTTATTTTTCGTTCTTCACTCATAGTTTATGTTGTCCTTTCATCATCCATTTAGTTGCTTTGATTTGAATTGCCCAATCTTGAAAACTAGGAATCCATCCTAGATCTTCTTTGATATGTCTTTCGGCAATTAATCTGACAGGAACTTTTTTACCATCAGAATTTGTTATTGTTACACCAAACTCTTTTTCGGCAGCAAAACAACCTTCAGCGTGATGTCGTAATGCTCTATGAGTAAAATGTGCTACAATCTTTTTTGATTCGTCAAACCAGTTATGTATGGCTTGGTAATCTTCTGGTTTACCACCCCATTTTTTAACTGATGATAACGAATGATAATAACAGTTAGACATTAGTTTACCTTTCGTTTCATTAAATCATCAAATGCTTTGACAATTTCTTTATCATTTTTCATTTTGTTAAATGCTCTTATTAAATGAACAATATCCATATCTGCTATAGGAACGTGTTCAGCTTTAGATTCCGAATAATATGTTTCGTTAATCTGATCTTGCATATCACAAGGTATAGTTCTACCTGTTGCTTTACAGATCTTTAGTAGAGTCTTTATGTTCATCTTTTACCTTTCTTATTATAGCTGCATGACCTACAATTTTATCGCCTGGCAATGACTGTCTATTAGTTCTCTTTTGCCATTCAAACCAAGCTATTGTAGCTCTTTTGTTTGGATAAGATAAATTGTTATGTTTACCTTCTTCATCTATATACATTTCAAATGATTTTTTAGATACTTCTGGATTATATCCTTTAGTTATTTCTATTAAACTACATCCGATTAATTTATATAAATCATCAAATGTAGGTTTGTGTTTAAAAACGTAAAAGTTTTCATCACCATTATCTTTCCATAGTATTACGTTATACATTGTCATCATTTCCTTCTGCTTTATCTAAATAATCCATTACTATTGATTTAACTAAAGTAGCTTTGTAAAGATTATGTTTAATACAATAATTATGTAATCTATTGTAATTATCTTCACCTAAAGATAACCCAAACATTCCATACTTTTTTGTATTTGAATTTCTTTTTGTTCTTTTAGTTACACTTGTTAATAGTTCTTCTTCAGTCATTTTTTTCCTTTGTTTTTGTTTTTGCTAATTTTAATATTGAAATTATTATATCTACAGCTGCACCTATTAAATATAATAGCCATATTAAGCCACTTATTATGCCAACAAATATAAATTTCCAAAATTTAAAAAACTTCGGTATCATAGCCATTGTATTTGTGCGTAGACTCTCTATCTGAGATTTGATAACGGACATCATAATATACCTTTCATAGTTATATTTTTTCTTTCTAATTGTTATATAGCTCTCTCTTACGAGGGAGCTTTGTGCGTTGCTTATATCCCCACAGTGCAACGCAACTGTGTGTTTATGTAAGTATGTCAGGGAGGGATTAGATGACTAACCACTAAAACATACCACCTAGGATTCTATAAATCGTATAAAGCTATTATGTTTTTAATCTTTTTATGCAATGTGTATGCATCTATATCTTTAGTATCTTTATAAGCTAAAGCTTCTTGTTCTAGCATATACTGACGTATAACTTTTTCTAAAACAATAATGTCTTTAATACTTAGCTTGATACTGAGAAACTTTGTAATCATATCTAGCTTCCTCTGCTTTATCTTTATATTCATCTATCTCTGATGGAGATTGAATACCAAGAGCAGTTATACCAGACAGATATTCATCCCATTCTATTTTACATTCTGCATAATTGAATAGCAGTGTATCTAGATTTTCTTGTCTAAGTTTTTTGTTTGTTCCCATTTGTTCATCCTTTCAGTACGTTGATTGTCTAATTCGATACGGATGTTTTGATTAATTTGATTTATCATATCAATATTGTCTTTAGCCAATGTGATACCATACCCTATCATTATTGCAATTATTACTAACATTATAAATGACATATTATTTCCACCATGTTTGATTGTTACTAGATTGTTCTCTTTCAACCTTAACTACTTTGTAAGGTAAGTGAACAGTTTTAGGCATATACTTTGCAACAGCAAAACATAAACCTAATGTTATTCTTATTGGTAACATTATAGCAAACCAAATCCATTTGGCAGCTACATTCATTAACCAGTCTTGTAGTTTATTCAACATTGTTTTCCTTTCTATTAGTTATTAATTCTTTTTCTGCAGCATCATATAATGCACCTTCTTGCTTTGCTAATTCATTTAACATTCTATAAGCTTGAGTATCTTGTAGATTGTGTGCATTTAACAATAACAAAGCTTGTATTACTGCATTATGATACTGACTTATTAAGTCTATAGTGTTTCTCATTTTTCCTTTCATTAGTTTTATTTATCTCGGCAGCAACTCCAGTGAGTTACAACGCCGATCATTTTTTTTGGTCTTGAACGATAAAAAAAACCCAGCAACCTGCTTTTGATCGCTGGGCTTAATAATTAGAAACTATTTCTTCATAGCTTCTTTAAGTCTAGCCAGATTGTATTCTTTCATCTGTGCTTGTTTTGTTACATCTTTTCCAGATGACTTAGCTCTTGGCATAAACTTTTTACCAAACGCTACCTCATATGTCAGAAGTAACTCATTAACTATCATCTCTGCTCTTTTGATGTTTAGATCTTGAGCATCTCGTCTGAATATTAGCTTATCTACATTCAGCATAGAAATCTCAGTACCTACATCTTCTCTCATAGCATTCTTCATAAGATCTCTTGTCTTATCAGAACTAGCTATACATTGATCAAGATGTCTTTGAAAGCAACCGATTATACTATTAGCATTCCATTCTGCTAACATAGCCCAATCTTTCTGCTCTGCAAATGGCGTAATTACATTTTCAAAAAATGCTTTTACACCAACTTTTATATCAACGGAATCCAATACTGTATCCATTGAATCTAATCTGCTGTCACTATAATCAGCAGTATCTACTTCACTAGCTAACATATATCTCCTTGGTTAGTTGATTTATCTCACTGTCTAATTCGATAACCTTATCATGATTACCTTTTACAACAGCTTCTTCTCTTAAACTATATAGCTCATTGACTCTTATCTTATTACAGTCATCAACTATTAGTTCATAGTATTTTACATAGTCCATTATAACCTCCTTGTTAGATTAACTATCATCCAAGTGCCTAACGCACGGGGACAGGGGGTGCAGTCATCACGAGGCAAAGCTCAATGATACAGTGCGACACAGCGCACCCGTAGGGGTATCACCTTTAGGTGAGGCGCTGATGTCCCTTGCACTGTTCATTGAGGCAAACTCGTGATACAAGCACCGTTAACCCGTGTGTGTGGGGGGACCCATAGCAATATATAAGCGACTGTCCAAGCGAAGCTTGGTAAAGTAGGAGCTTATGGTTTACGAAGTAAAATTGCGTATGGGGTCAATAGCGTAGACGGATGTCTACTCCTTTAAGGGCGACTGGTAAGTCGCACCCATATATAGTATTGTGAGTTCGAAGAACAACTAAAGTGTCGTAATAATGCTTGACACCAGTAAATTAGGACACTACGTACTTATAGGAGTAGAATAATAAAGTTATATGAAAGATGATCTTACAGATAAGCAAAGAGCATTAGTAGATACTATCGTATCAACAGGGTGTAGTATAACAGATGCTGCAGAAAAGGCAGGTTATTCAACACAAGTAAGTAAAGAGTCAGCGAGAGTAAGTGCTTCTCGCACACTACGTTTGCCAAAGGTACAGAGTTATATGCAACAAGTAGTAGCACAGACTCTAGGCTTAGGCGCAGTAAGTGCGAGTAGGAAGATGATCGAGCTTTCATCAGGGGCAAGATCTGAGTATGTCCAACTAGAAGCATCTAGGGACATCCTTGATCGAGCAGGATTAAAAGCACCCGATCGAATAGCCCACAATATACAGGGGGATATTAAGATTAATATAGACTTATCTTGATAGGCGTTGGTATGCCACCACACGTTCCAGACTCGCAGAGTCGGAGGGTGGGGGCAAAACTCACCAGCTTTAGCTGACGAGGGAACTACCACAGACAACAGAGGTCAAAATAGTATTTCATGGCAAAGAAGTTTAAAGATAAAGTTACCCACGAAAGAATCCCCAAAGGTACGTCATTAGGAAGACATCCCAAAAAGTCTTCTATGAACAAACATAAAAGACGTACGTTTAAGAAGTATAATCGTCAAGGCAGCTAAGTGCGTTTATAATATTTTTTTTTAAGTATAGGTTCGCCTTTCCCAATAACAATAGGAGAAAGCATGAATTACAAAGTAAACATATGGCAAGGTGACAATTTCAAAAGAGAGATTGTATATTCTGCAAATAATGATATACAAGCAATACAGATGGCTTCAGCAGCAACACCAGATGGATGTAGATCTACATTTGAAGAAACAAACGAACAGGAGAAACAATGCCCTACGGTAAAGGAACCTATGGTTCAAAACGAGGAAGACCAAGCAGTAGCTTAAAAGGTAAACAAAAGAATTTACCAGCTAAGCTAAAAAAAAAGATAATGGCAGCTAAGAAAAAAAAGTAATGGCTTCCAAAGAAGAAAAAAGACATATGGATGAGGTAGCTCAATTAGGATGCTATATTTGTAAAGCACCTGCTACCTTGCACCATATTAGAAACAATGGTTCTGGTAATGTAGGTATGGGTAGAAGATCTTCTCATTTTGAAGTTGTACCTTTATGCTATGAGCATCATCAAGGTGGAACTGGGATTCATTTAGACAAAAAAAATTTTATTAAAAAATATGGTACAGAAAAAGAAATCCTTGAAGATGTACTATTACAAGTAAAGGCACAGAAATGTCGTTCATCCATACTATAAGTCAAAAAGACAGAAATAGATTAAGAACAATAGTTAAAAAAGTACATCTAAAAAATTACCCTACACATATGATAACAGATTATGAAGCTGATAAATTAGTAGAAGCTTTTGGTGAGGAAACAATTTATAATTTGTTAAAATCTAATGTTGGTGTAAATGTCGATTAATTTTAAATACAAACCAGAAGGTCAAACAATAAAAACCTTTATGAAGTCTGATGACTTCTTTAGAGGTATTAGAGGACCAGTAGGATCCGGGAAATCAGTATCTTGTTGTATAGAAATATTTAGACGAGCTTTACTTCAAAAAAAAAATGATCAAGGTGTTCGTAAATCTAGATGGGCAGTTATAAGAAATACAAATCCACAACTTAGAACTACAACAATTAAAACTTGGCTTGATTGGTTTCCAGAAGATGTATGGGGAAACTTTGCCTGGAGTGTTCCTTATACACATAAAATTATTAAGAATGATTTAGATATAGAAGTTATCTTCTTAGCTTTAGATAGACCAGAAGATGTAAAGAAATTATTATCTTTAGAGCTTACAGGTGTATGGGTTAATGAAGCTAGAGAATTACCTAAATCAATTATAGATGCGTGTACAATGAGGGTAGGAAGATTTCCTAGTATGAGAGAAGGTGGAGCTTCTTGGTATGGAGTAATAGCAGATACTAATGCTCCAGAAGAAGATCATTGGTGGGCAATTATGTCTGGTGATGTTCCAGTACCAGATCATATTTCAAGAGATGAAGCTTTGATGTTAGTCAAACCAGATAACTGGAGTTTTCATACTCAACCTCCTGCAATGAAGGAAATAAAAGAAAATGGAGTTACGACTAGATATGATCCAGCAGAACTCGCAGAAAACAAAAAAAATCTAACAGAAAAATATTACTCTAATATTATTAGAGGTAAAACAAAAGGTTGGATTGATGTTTATGTTTTGAATAAGCTTGGATCTATTGAAGAAGGTAAACCTGTATATCCAAACTTTAAAGAAGAATTGCATTCATCAAAAGAACAATTAGAGCTTAATCCTAATCAACCTATATGGATAGGAGTTGACTTTGGATTAACACCTGCAGCTATCTTTGGACAAAGAACTGTTACAGGTAGATGGCATATTGTTAATGAACTTGTTTGTTTTGATATGGGTGTAATTAGATTCTCAGAACTATTAAGAAATGATCTTGCAAAATATTATAAAGGATATGAAGTTATGATCTATGGAGATCCTGCTGGAGATTTTAGATCTCAAACAGATGAAAGAACTCCATTTCAAATTATGAGGCAACAAGGTCTTAATGCATTACCTGCTCCATCAAATGATGTAGCTTTAAGAATAGAAGCTGTAGACGCAGCTCTATCTAGATTACTAGATGGTAAGCCTGGATTTTTAATAGATCGTAAATGTGTAAATTTAAAAAAAGGATTTAATGGTGGTTATCATTATAGAAGACTACAAGTATCTGGTGATAGATATGATGAGAAACCATTAAAGAATAGATACTCCCACGTGCATGATGCTTTACAATATTTAATGATGGGAGCTGGAGAAGGTAGAACAATACTAGCAGGTAAAGCTAGATCACAACCAACTATAGCTAAAAGAGATTTTGATGTATTTAAAACTAACAAACCAATTAAAAGGAAAGTATGGGATCTGTTCAAAAGGAATGGTTAGTATATTTTTACGAAGCAGATGAATATCCTTACCCAGATTGGTTACAGTTTTTAAAAAAAGGTTTTAAACATTGTGGAGCTATATCATATAATTCTAAACACGATTCTTGGATTCATCTAGAATATACTCATGCAGGTATTAGATTATCTCATTTAGATAAAAAAGAGCTAGAAGATATGTTAGCTTATTTAAAACAATTTAAAGTATTAAGATGTCCAGTAAAAGATCAATGGCATCTTATTAGATTTAAAGATTTAACCTGTGTAGCATTTATGATGAGATTAATAGGATTCTATAAGTGGTATATCATTACCCCCTATCAACTTTATTGTGCGTTGATTAAACAAGGATATAAGTCATTTTGGGATTGATATGTCAAAACCTAAAAAAACAGTGCAAGAAATTATAGACGAAATGAGAGATCTTCACGATCAAGAAGATGACTTAATGCGTGAGATGGAAGCTGGATATGGTTCTTTGACAACAGAAGATTTTAACGACATAGACGAACAGGAGGACTAATGGGAGGCATATTTAAACAAGAACCACCACCAAGAAATGATGCATTAGATAAACAACTTGCTGCTGAAAGAGCTGCTGAAGAAAAAAGAAAAGCTGATGCTGAAAGAGAAGCTAAATCTTATTCTGAAAAAAAAGCTAAAGGTGTTATAGGATCAAGATCTTTATTTTCAAAAGCAGGTGGTAGAGGTTTCTTTGGTTAATGAGGAAAGAGCATAAAAATCCTAAAGGTGGACTTAATGCTAAAGGTAGAGCTTTCTTTAAAAAAACGGAAGGTTCTGATTTAAAAGCTCCAGTTAAAACTGGAACTAACCCAAGACGAGTTTCATTTGCAGCAAGGTTTGCAGGAATGAAAGGACCAATGAAAGATAAGAATGGTAAACCCACAAGAAAAGCTTTAGCGTTAAAAGCTTGGGGATTTGGCAGTGTAGAAGCTGCTAGGAATTTTGCAAATAGACATAAGAAAAAAACATAATGTCTACTGCAAAAAAAACAAAACCTGCTTTATGGGCAAGAGCTAAAGCTCAAGCCAAAGCAAAAATGGGAGGGAAACACAGTGCTAGAGCTATGCAACTTGCTACAAAAATATATAAGAAAGCAGGTGGAGGCTATAGAGGCTCTAAGTCTTCATCCAACAAGCTTTCAAAATGGAGCAAACAAAAGTGGAGAACAAGCAGTGGTAAGAAGTCAGAAGGTAAAAGAAGGTATTTACCAGACAAGGCTTGGAAAAGTCTTAGCGCAAAAGAAAAAGCTGCGACTAATAGAAGTAAAGCACGTGGTAATAAAAAAGGCAAACAATTCGTTAAACAACCAAAAGGAATTGCTGCCAAAACAAAAAGGTACAGAAAATGATTAAATTTATAGATAGATTAATTTCAAAAATTAAAGTAAAAATAGTAGAGATAAAAAATGCAATACGAAGATACAGAAAATAAAGCAATAGGAATACTTAAAAAGTATCAAGAAGCAGTGTCTGTAAAAGATCACTGGAGAGAAAAATTTGAAGAAGCTTATGAGTATTGTCTTCCTAACAGAGAATCATTTTATGATGAATCTCCAGGTCAAAAAAGAACAGATAAAATTTTTGATGAAACTGCAGTAGTAGGAGTACAAGAGTTTGCTTCTAGATTACAAGCAGGTATTGTTCCTACGTTTGCAAGATGGGCAGATTTTCAAGCTGGTGTAGAAATACCACCAGAACAAAAACCAGAAATTAATAAACAATTAGATGCAATAACTGATTATGTATTTGAAGTATTACAAAACTCAAACTTTAATCAAGAGATACACGAATCTTTTATGGACTTAGCAGTAGGTACAGGATGTATGTTAGTTGAAGAAGGTGATGCAGTAAATCCAATTAAATTTACAGCAGTACCATTACCTAAAATATGTTTAATGAATGGACCAGATGGTAGAATAGATACTGTTTATAGAAAGAGATCTGTTAAACCAGAACACATTAAAGTTTTATATCCTAAAGCTGTAATACCAGAAAACTTTGATCCATTAAGAATGAAAAAAGATTGTTCTATTATAGAAGCTGTTTATAAAATTTATGAAAACAATGTAGAAAAATATAAATACTGTGTAGTTATGGAAGAAGCTAAAGCAGTTATTCTTGAAGAAGAATATACAGGAGAAGGATCTAATCCTTATTTAGTATTTAGATGGAATAAAGCATCTGGTGAAGTTTATGGTAGAGGACCAATATTTAATGCAATGGGCGCTATTAAAACTTGTAATCTTACAATTGAATTAATATTACAAAATGCACAGATGTCGGTATCTGGTGTTTATACTTATGAAGATGATGGAGTTATAAATCCAGATAACATATCATTAGTTCCAGGATCTTTAATACCAGTAGCTCCAGGATCTAGAGGAATAAGTCCTATACCTGCAGCAGCTAATTTTGATGTAGCACAATTAGTATTAAATGATATGAGGCAAAATATTAAGAAAGCTTTATATATGGAAACTCTTGGAAGACCAGAAGGTACACCAATGACAGCAACAGAAGTTTCTGAAAGAATGGCAGATCTATCTAGACAGATAGGATCTTCTTTTGGTAGATTACAATCTGAACTTATATATCCATTATTAAAAAGAATAATTAGATTATTATCTAAACAAGGTAGAATAGAATTACCTAAAGTAAATGGTAGAGAAGTTAAAGTAGCAGCAAGATCTCCATTAGCTAAAGCACAACATATGCAAGACATATCAGATGTAAATAGATTTAATGAAATTATAGCTGGTACATTTGGACCACAAATGATTAATGTAATTGTTAATCAAAATGAAACTGCTAAATACTTAGCAGAAAAAATGAACTTACCAGAAAAACTAATTCGAGATGAAGAAGAACAACAACGGATAGTACAACAAATAAGCCAACTACAAACTTCTGCACCAGAAGGAGAAGTACCTCAATAATGTCATGGGATGGATTAAAAAATAAAAAACCAATACCAGCAAAATCAATAGACGGATATGTAAGAACTTCAGATAATGAAGTTAAACTTAATAAAGCTTTTGCTGCACTATTCAAAGGGGATGACGGAAAAGTTATCCTGGACTATATCAAATCAATAACTACCGAAGCAGTTGCAGGTCCAAACATTGATAGCAACCAGTTATTTCATTTAGAAGGAATGAGATTTCTTGCAGGTATAATACAAACAAGAATAAAAAAAGGAGAACAAGATGGTAGATGATAATGCTACAAATACAGCACCAGTCACCACAGATGCACAAGAGCAACCTGCTAGTGATAAACCAGAATTTGTACAAGATAAATTTTGGAATGCTGATAGAAAAGAAGTTAACTTAGAAAATTTAGCTTCTAGTTATAATGCTCTTGAAAAAAAACTTGGATCAAGAACTGAAGATTTGTCTAAACAAATTAGAACAGATCTTGAACAAGAAAGGCTAGGTAAAACTCCAGAAGAATATAAAGTTAATCTTCCAGAGCTTCCAGAAAATGTAGACGTGTCTGTATCAGATGATATGGAAATAGTACAATGGTGGAAAGATACAGCTAAAAAAAACGGATTATCACAAGATCAATTTGATGAAGGTGTAAATGCTTTTGTTAATAATGCCATGGCAACACTTCCAGATATAAATGGAGAGATGGAAAAGCTTGGTGATAATGCTAAAGAAAGAATAGAAGCAGGTGAGCTTTGGAGTAAAAAAAATCTATCTCCAGAATCTTATAATACTTTTTCTTCTCTTGCAGCTACTGCTGATGGAGTTAAAGTTATTGAAGAAATAATGAAGCTTACTAAAGATAGCCCTATACCAACAACACCGACACAGGTATCAGTAACACCAAATGAAGATGATTTGAAATCTATGTTACAAGATCCTAGATATTGGGACTCAAGTAAAAGAGATCCTGGTTATGTTAAACGTGTAACAGAGCTGTATGAAAAAGCATACGAAAAGAAAAATTAAGTTTAAATTTAAAAAACTTAAAAAAGATCTACATTGGTTAGATGCAGTTTCTGAATCTGGTTGGGTATCTGAAGAAGATATGGAAGAACAAGAACCAGCTAAAGCTGTGTGTAACCAAATGTGGATATACAAAGAAACAAAAAAATACATCACATTATTCGGAACATATTCATACGATAAAAAAGGTAATTTAGAATTTGGAGAAGTAATTACTATTCCTAAGATATGGATTTAATTGTGCGTTGCTTATAATCGTTCTAAATTCTATTTTTCATCAAGACCTTAAAAATGTTCAATGATTGCCCTTAAGGACAACAATCCCCTGCATTAGTAAGACAATCGGATAATAACGTAACTTAACAACAAACAAAGGACAATAAAATGGCAACATCAATAACAAATGCCTTTATTACTCAGTTTGAAGCAGAAGTTCACATGGCTTACCAAAGAATGGGTTCTAAGTTAAAGAATCTTGTAAGAACTGTGAATGGTGTTAACGGTAACACTGTTAAGTTTCAGAAAGTAGCAAAAGGATCTGCTAATACTAAAGCAAGACATGCTGAAGTAGTAGCAATGGATCTATCTCACAGTAACGTGAGTGCCACTTTAACTGATTACTATGCAGCTGATTACGTTGACAAGCTAGACGAGTTAAAGGTAAACATTGACGAGAGACAAATAGTTGCACAATCTGCAGCATACGCTTTAGGTAGAAAAACTGACAGTGTATTAACTGGGATTATGAATGGAGCTACAACTCTTGCAAACAACTCATCAGGTACAGGTACTGGAATGAATCTTGGCAAATCAACTGCCATGATGGAACTTTTCAATACTAATGACGTTCCTGATGACAATCAAAGATACTGGGTAGTAGGACCAAAACAATGGTCTGATCTACTAGCATTGGATCAATTCTCTAGAGTAGAATACGTTGGCGAAGGTGAACTACCTTACGCTGGTGGTATGACTGCTAAAAGATGGTTAGGATTCTTATGGTTTGTACATAGTGGACTAGAAACTTCTGGTTCTACTGATAGACATACTGTAGCTTTCCATAAATCAGCTTTAGGTTTAGGAGTCGGAACTGATGTAAAAACTGAAGTGAACTATATTCCAGAAAAAGTTTCTCACTTAATTACTTCTATGCTTAGCATAGGTGGTACTTTAGTAGATTCTGATGGTATTAGAGTTCAGAAATGTGCAGAATAATAGGAGAATAATATGGCATACGCAACAGACAACCCAATCAAAAAGATTGCTGAAGCTGGTGGTAACAGTGTTTTCTTCTATATAGACGGAGATGCAATCGGAACTATTGTAGGTTCTGGTTACTTCAACTCAGCATATGCAGAGCTAAAACAAGGTGACATGATAATTGTTACTTCTGGTATTGGTGGAACTATAGCAGCAGACGTGCTATCAGTAACATCAGCTAGTGGTGCAACTACAGTTACTACTGTAGCTTTAGCATAATAATAATACTTGTGTGGGCGAGGCAACTCGCCCTCATATTAACTAAAAAAGTAATTAAGGAAATAAAATGGTAAAAATAAAAAATATTTTAAAAAATACATATACAGATACAAAAGATTATTTAACTATTGAACCAACTCAAAAAAGATCATTGTTTTCTACTTTAAAAAAACAAGCTAATAGAGATCTTATTCCATTTGAACATAATGAAAACATGAACTCTAATGAAATAAGAACATATGGTTTAAGTAAAAATTCTGCTGTACGAGCAGTACAAAAAAAACTTACTAAAAAAGGTAAAGCTGCTGTACAAGATATGAGATTAAAAAGTATTAATAAATAATGGCAACTACAAAAGTAGATATATGTGCGAGAGCATTAGTTATGATAGGAGCGCAACCTATATCTTCTTTTTCTGATGGTAGCACAGAAGCTCTTGTTGCATCTAATTTATATGAAGACATTGTAGAGTCTTCTTTAACAAGACATAGATGGAAGTTTGCTACTAATCAAAAACAATTATCTTTACTTACTGCTAAACCAGAAGCTAGATATGAATATGCATATCAATTACCAGCTAGTCCAGGAGTTTTACATATAGCTTCTTTAACAGTAAATGATTATGTAATTCCATATACAAGATATAAAGATAAAATTTACGTTAATACTTATGGTGCTAATCATAGTTTAATACTTGATTATATTTACAGAGTAGAAGAAGAATATTTTCCAGCTCATTTTAAAGTTGCTTTAGAATATGAACTAGCTTCTTTATTTGCAGGTTCAGTTGCAAGAGATGCAGGAATGATTAGAGAGTTTAAAGGTTTAGCTGATAGACAATTTTTAATATCTAAAAATATAGATGCTTCAGAAGTAACTAATAAAAAACTTGATACATCTAGATTTATTAACTTAAGAAACACTACGAGAACTGATGTATAATGGCAAGAGCATTAAAAACTGTAATAACAAATTTTTCAGCAGGAGAGCTTAATCCTTTACTAGCTACAAGAACAGATACTCCAGCTTATATTAATGGTGCTAAACAATGTAGAAATTTTGCATTATTAGCAGAAGGTGGGTTAATGAGAAGACCAGGAACTTCTTACTTAGCTACATTACCAGCTGAATGTAGATTAATACCTTTTGTTTTTTCTGATGATGAAATAGCTATTATTGCTTTATCTAATAATAGAATGGATGTTTATAATATTAGTGGTACTGTTTTATCTTCTAATATTACAACTAATTGTAATTGGACTACAGCTCAATTATTTGAATTAAATTTTGCACAGTTTGCAGATACTATTTTTATTACTCATAGAGATAATCCAATAAGAAAAATATTTAGAACTTCAGCTACAGCTTTTGAAGTACAAGCATTTGCATTTGATACAGACGATTCAATAACTGTAAATAGTACAAATAAATCAAAACAACCTTTTTATAAATATGCTGATGGATCTATAAGTGTAACACTTTCAGCTCATGCAACAGGTGCAGGAAGAACATTAACTGCTTCAGCTAGTGCATTTACATCTGCTTATGTAAACACATATTTAGAGGTAAATAAAAAACAAGTTTTTGTAACAGGATTTACAAGTGCAACTGTACTAACAGTTACTGTGATTGAAGATGCAGGAAGTGCTGGACCACATTTTGATTGGAAAGAACAAACAATATCAGTTATCAAAGGTTTTCCCCAAGCAGTTACATTTCATAATAATAGATTATGGTTAGGTGGAATTAAATCTAGACCTTCATCTGTACTAGCATCTACTATTTCAGAGTATTTTAATTTTGATACAGCAGCAGGTGAAGCTGATGAATCTATTGATTTAGATATTGCAGGTTCAGAAATTAATGAAGTAAGACATTTTTTATCTGGTAAAGACTTACAAGTATTTACAGATGGTGGAGAATATTACATACCTAGATCTAATGATAATACTATTACTCCTGGCAATATAGCTGTACTAAGACAAACACCATATGGAATTGGTAGAACTTCTCCAGTGATGTTTGATCAAGCAGCAGGATTTGTACAAAAAAATGGTAAGTCAGTTAGAGAGTTTGTTTATTCAGATATAGAAGATGGATATAAATCTACATCAGTATCTATACTTGCAGAACATCTTATAGATAGTCCTAAACAAATAGCTATTATAAAAGGTAACTTTACAAGACCAGAACAATATGCATTGTTTTTAAATAGTGGTTCTGTACATAATGGATCTATAGCTTTGTTTCATTCAGTAAGAGATGAAAAAATTGCAGGATGGGGATTATGGTCAACAAAAACAAATGACTTCTTTCATTCTATTATAGCTCTTAATGAGTTTCTTGTAGTAGCTTGTAAAAGACAATTAAATGGTTCTACTGTTTATACTTTAGAAAAGTTTGCAGATGATGATAGTTTAACATTAGATTGTAGCTTAACATCTACTGTATCACAAAGAGGATCGCCTTTAGTTAAAGGGGCTTCACAGTCTGGATCTGTATTAATTACAGATGGTTTTACATCTAATCCATTAGTAAATGAAACATTTAGTATTGCAGGAAATGCTACTGTTTATACAATACAAGCAATAACAAATAATGGTGGAGGAACTTATACATTAAATCTAGATAAAACTTTAGCAGCAACTCCAGCAGATGATGCTGTTATTACTTTAATAAAAGTACATTTACATTCTGTAAATGGAATATATACTAATGAGTCAGTAAATTGTGTAGAGGGAAATAGTAGTCTTGGTGCGTTTACTGTTTCGGCATCTGATACTATTACTTTAACAAATCCTCACGCAACTGGGGTAAAGATAGGATTTAATTATACACCTGTGATAGAAACTATGCCAATTGATAAAGAATTACCAGAAGGTCCATTAACAGGACAACCAAGAAGAATTTCAAGAGCCATCATTGATATTAATTCTGCTTTAGATTTAACTGTAAAAGCTGCAGACAAGACTGCCAAATCTTTAGTAGTCCAACAAGTTAGTTTTACTGGTGGTTCTGACTTAACACCTGTTACAGAAAAAAAAGAATTTTTCTTTTTAGGTTATGATAAAAGTCCAACAGTAACATTATCTCAAGATGATCCATTACCTATTAAAGTATTAGGAATGAGTGTGGAGGTTATATTTGCATGAGTGCTGATCCAGTAACATTAGCTGTTATAAGTACAAGTATTCAAGCTGTAGGAACTTATCAGGGAATACAAGCTCAGAAAGCTGCAAACAAGGCAGCAATAAGATCTTACGAAGATGAGAAAAAGTTTAATGAACTTAAAGCATTACAAGATTCAAATAACGTAAGAGAAGAAGCAAAAAAGAAACAAAAAATTAATAGAGCTATTGTAGCAGGAGCAGGTTACAATGATGATAGTAGACATTTTTTATCTACTCAATCTGAAATAGATAGAATAGCTACAAAAGATATTGGTAATATAAGAATTAATATGATGAGAGGAAATCAAAAAATGGATACTATGATTTACACAACTAGAGTTATGGGTAAGGCACAAGAGTTTGGTGGTTATGCAAGTATAGCATCAGCAGGATTTAAAACAGCTGCTTACGCTAAACAATATAAAACAAAAAATAAAACAAGAGGTCAATATATCGGAGGAACGCAAAGTGATGGAAATTATTTTGATCCATATGATTCAGGACAAACGGAGTAATTATGGCATTAAAACAAGGTAAAAGATTAGTAAATTTAAAATCAAGTGTAGCTGATAATATTGGTATACCTAAATATCCAACAACTAATATAGCAGCAGAAATATCTAAACCTATTTCAGAAGCTATTGATTCTTTTAGAAAAATAGCTGAATCAGATGCTTCTGTACAATTTAAAACTTCTTTTAATAAAACATCTACAGAGCATTATTTAAATTTAAAAAAGAAATTTGAATTTGATCCAGATGGTATGAAAAATGCTGTAGATGCATATGCTAAAAATACTATTGAAAATACTCCACGTGTATATAGAGATTATGCTACTAACATACTTGCACAAAAAAACTTAGCTAATTTAAATTATGCAGCTGCTAATCATAAAAATTTAAATACTAATATCTCATTAGAAAACTGGCAAACTACAAGAACAGAAAATGAAAATTTATATGCAGACAATATGGATAACATTCAAAATGATTCAGATATAGGATGGTTTACTATTAATAGTTATACAGCAAATACATCATTTAAAAACTTAAATGAATCTTATGGAACTGCTGAAGATAATCTAGTTAATACTAATAGATATAAAGGAACTCAACTTAAAAAAGATTTAGAAAAAGATTTAGAAAATCTTGAAACACTTAGAGTATATAACTTAATGGTTAAAGATACAGAAGATGGTAGCAAAGCAGATGCTCTAACTTATTTAAATAATTATGCTGCTGGAAAAGATTCAAGAAGTTTAACAGAAGATTTATTTGAAAATAAAAACGAAAGAAATAATCCTATATTTAAAAAATATCAAGCTCATATAACTAACGATTTTAATAGAGCAAAAATAGTTAAAGAAGTTATGGCTCTTTATCAAAGTTATAATGGAGATAAGATTAAAGCATTAAATGTTACTAAGGAATATAACTTAGATGGATTGCAAGAACCTGGACAAATTTTAAATGTAATTAATTTTGAAGATGCAAAGAATACTAATGCTGTTGAATATGTAATTAAGAATATGCCTAATGCAAAACCTAAAGATAGAAATGATGCAATTAAAATTGTAGAAGATCATATTCAAATACAACAATTAGTAAGTGATGCTAAAAATGGAACTAAAATAAGTTTTAGAGATATAGAACAAAAAAAATTATTTGGTAAAGCTATTTTAGCTAACAATGGAATTAATGATGAAAACATTACTGACATAACTAATCCAGACTTAGGTAAAGCTGTTAGTCTAATGGCTAGACATGATATAACACCAGAAGCTATTATTAATAGATTAAATACTAAAGTAAATGTAGACTTTAATAATCCAGGACAAATAGAAATCTATAAAGAAAATCTTGGTTTATACAAATTTATAAAAGCTCAATATCCTGGTTTAACTTTAGAAAATTCTTTTATATATGAAGAAGGTTTAAAAATGGGAGCTACAGCTGTACAAGATAATAAGTCTTTAGGTTTTAGATTAAATGATATTGTAAAAGATGTTCCTAAATATCAAGAAAGAGAAAAAAAAATAAAAGATAATTTAGCATTATATAAGCCAGAAGTTGTAGAACAAATTTCTGAAGTTATTAGTACATTAGATATTAATACAGATTCTTGGTGGGCTAAAAAATTTACTTTAAGTGAAAAAAATAAATATACAGATTTATTTCACAATAGTGGTACAAAATTATTACCTAATAAATCATCAACATTATTAACTCCACAAATAAAAGGTAAATTGTTAGACAATGCAATAACACATTTAACTAATATGGTTGGTAATAAAGATTTTGATTTAAATAGTGATGAAGGAAAAATTATGTTTCAACAATCTATTATTAAAGCTTTAGATTCTTTAAAAGATCAAGGTTTGACTGGAACAAAATTTAGTGGAAACAATCAAATTAAAATGGTGAAAAATGCATATGAAGATAAAATTGGAATACAAGATCAAGGTTTTGAAAATTCTATTATAGCTTATGGAGAATATTTAAATAACACTTTAACAGAAACACAAAAAAAAGAAAGATTTGGAAGTGTATTAAGTGGTAAAAAGATTGTAAGCAATAATATTAGCAATATTATAAAAAAAGAAATAGATAATGGATTTGAAAATACTATTATAGAATTTGCAGGAACTTATAATGAGTTTGGACAACCAAATTATCATTTAAAAATGAATCATAATAATACTATTATTAATTTAACAGAAGGTACTAAATATTTTGATCCTACTGCATTTGCTGGAGTTAATAAAATTAGTGGTAAAAATGGAAGTAGAGATCAACTCATTCTTACTTTAGCTGAACAAAAATATGAAGCGTTTGAAAAAACTTTTGGTCATTTATTAGATGGTAATTCTTGGTCAGAAAACTTTGCTAAATCAGTAGTTTATAAAACTATTAAAATGGGCATAGAAGCTAGTGATTATAAATGGTACCCAGATATTCCAGGATTAAATGATGTGCCTACAGAAATGAAACCATTTGCATTTATATTTAAAACTTTAGGAATAGATGTAGATTTAAAACCTTACTATGATGAAGGTATTAAAATTAACAATGAAATAGATCAACACTTGTCTATGGATGCACAGATAGAATCTGATACTAGAATTAGTCCTAAAGATAAAAAAGTAGAATCTGTATTTCCTCCATACAAAACAGAATACACTAGACAAAATGCTAGTCTGTATTACAGAAAATACGCATATGATAATTATCAAAATACTTCTTTACCATTAACATTAAGAACAAATAATTATATGGCAGTTATGAAAACTGACTCATCTTGGGAAGGTGAAATAACTGATATTAATACTGGCAATCAAGCTGCGATTTTTGCTAGACCTCAAGATTCTATTAGAGCTAGTATAAGAGTTATGATTAACAACTCATCAATTATTAATAATAATACTACTAAAAGATATGGTGACACACCAACAATAGAAGAAATTTTAACAAGTTACGCAGAAAAAACAGAACCATATTTAAATGCTTTAGAAGCTAAAACTGATATGACAAGAGATACTGTAATTAATTTTTTAGATAATAATCAAATGCATGGACTAATTAAATTTATGATTGAACATGAAATGGGATCAGCAGCATTTAATAAATATTATCCTCCAGATAATCAAGTTTTCTTAGACTCTATGATCTTTGATGGATATGAACAAGGTATTAATTCTTACAAAGGTCAACTAGGAAAGATTAGATGATCCAATATCCTATTACACCAAATGAAGAACAACAAATATTTGAAAAGGCTAATAAAACTGTAGAGTATAATTTTAGTGATTTTGGAACAGGTTTTGCAGATGAAAATTTATTAGCTATTGGAGCTAATTACTTAATGGAAAACCAAGATTTTCCACCAGATGAAAACTATAATCCTAAAGAAGATCAACAAATTATACCTTATGCAGATAGTTATGATATGTTTATGTTTAGTAAAAGCCAAGCAGAAACAACATCAATAATTAATAAATTAAAAAAACAAGCAGAAACAAATTATGCTAGTCCTTGGTATCATTTAGGTAGAGTAACTGGAGCTTTTACAGATCCTTCAATTTTATTATTATTTACTAAATTAGGTAGTACAGCTAAATTATTTGGTACAGCATTTGCTGCTGAAGAAATAGCTAAACAACAATTTGATGCTACAAGAGAAGATTCTTATGTTCCTTGGACTGTAGCAGGTGGATATGGATTACCATACATTTTAAACAAAATGGCTAAAGGAAATGTTGGTGCAGCAACACAACAAAAAATTATAGAAGGAGATAAAGCTATAAATACTATACCTAAAAGAATTGATCAAAGATTATATGAAGATGGAAAGTTTATTAATCCTACAGAAAAACCTCCAACACCAGGAAGTGTAGGAGCTGCTGCTAGTGAACAAAAAATAAAACCAACACCTAAACAAGAATTTGAAGGTGAAAGATTTGTTAAAAGTAATTTAGGAGTCTTTGGTGAAGATGGTCCTTGGACTAATGTATTTAGAGTTACTAAAGCTATATCTAAAAATGCAAGAACAATGATTGCAGATATATTAGACACACCTTTACTTAAATTAAAAAACACTAAAGAATATGGATTTAGATCTACTAATAGATCAATAGAAACAGAATTAAGAATGAGAGAAGTAGGGAACATAGAAGCTATGAAAGAAATCAAAGAACAATATATGTTAATGATTAAAAGAGTACAAGATGGAAAAGAATTTAAAACAGAGATTGGTGTTAATTTACATAATAGATTTAATGATAAAATGTCTTTAGCTGAGTTTGCAAGAGAAGTAACTAAAACAAGACTTAATGGTATGCAACATGATATTCCAGAAATAGCAGCTGCTGCTAGAGTAACACAACAAAAAGTATATGGTCCAATAGGACAAGAAGTACAAGATCTAGGTATTAGAAAACTTCCTATAGAAAGAGAAATAAAATTATGGAAATCTGTTTTAGATCAAATGGTAAAAAAAGGTGAAGGAACTAAAACATTTAGATCTAAAGTAGATGGTACACAAACAACATATTCAAGAACAGAAATAAAAAATAAAATAGCAAAATTAGAAGACAGACTTAAAAGATCTAACAATCTAGTTAAAGATTATATTAATATTATTTATAACAAATCTAGTATAGATGCTAACAAACCATTATTTAAACAAATAATTAAAGAAGATTTAATTAAACAAGGAAGATACATTAATGATAAAAAACTAAATAAATTAGTAGATGACTTATCAAATCATTTTCCTTTTATTAGATTTGAAAAAACTAAATACACTGATGATGTAAAAGATTTATTACTTGAAAGATATGTATTTAATAGACCTAGATATGCTAGATCTACAAGAGCTAGAGAATTGAATCTTTCAAAAGAAGCGCAATTAAAATTAATAGATAATGATTTTGTTGTTAGCGATATATTTTCTTTAATGAAAACATATTATAGACAAGTAACTCCAGACATTTTATTTACAAGAAAATATGGAGATCCTAATGGTTTAGGATATAAACTTATTGATGACGGAGCTGACTCTATGGCATCTCCAGGCTTAATGCAGGTAGCAGAAGAATATAATTTAAGAATATTTAAAGCTGATACTAAACAACAAAAACTTAAACTTGTTAAAGAAAAAAACCAAGTACTTGAAGATCTAGAAGCAGGTATAGAACTTGTTAGAGGTACATATGGTTTACCTGCTAATCCTCATGCTTGGACTTCTAGAGCTATGAGAACAATGAAACATTACAATGCTCTTACAATGCTTACAGGTTTTTTTGCAGCAACAGCTGACGTTGCTAGAATAGTTATGACTTCTGGTATTGAAAGAGGATTTAAAACACAATTTGAAATGTTATCAGATATGTTAGGAAAAAATGGTAGTCTTTTTAAAGCAGGTAAAAAAGAAGCTCAATCATTTGCTGAAGCAGTAGATATGATTACAGGACAAAGAGCTATGTTATTTTCTGATATTGGAGATATGTTTGGTATGACTTCTAAAATAGAAGGTATGATGGGTAAAGCAGCTAACTTTAATTTTATGTATGTAAACTTAATGTCTAGATGGACAGAGTTTATGAAAAGTGCTGCATCAGTTACTATTGGATCTAGAATTATAGAAGACTCTATTAAATGGAGTAAAGGTACTTTAGCAGATAAAAACAAAACTAAGTTAGCAGCATCTGGAATTAATGAAGATACAGCTAGAAGAATAGCTAATTCATATGAGCAACATGGAACTAAATTAAAATATAATTATATGGCTAACACTGCTGAATGGACTGATGACGCAGCTAAAAATGCTTTTGGTGGAGCTTTAAATAAAGATATAAATATTACTGTTGTTACTCCAGGAAAAGGAGATACTCCATTATTTATGAACTATGAATTAGCTAGTACTATTGTACAGTTTAAAAAATTTGCAATGGCAGCAACTCAAAGAATGTTAATGAGAGGTATGCAAGAAAAAGATTTAGATTTTTTATTTGGATCAATCTTATTAATGGGTACAGGTATGTTAGTTGATTCTGTTTATAGTACAATGAGATTTGATAAAGATTATAGTAAAATTCCTTTAAGTGTAAAACTTCTTAATGCATTTGACAGATCTGGATTAGGTGGAATTTATGTAGATGTTAATAGAGCAGTAGAAGCTCTTACAGATAATAGAATAGGTATAAGACCATTAGTAGGTGCAGGAAGACCTTATGGGTCTTCTATGAAATCTAAAGTTGGTTTAATAGGTCCTTCGGCATCACAAATTTATAATATAATGGATATTATGTATGATGTTGGTGGAGGTAAATACAATCATTATACAGCACGTAATGTGCGTAGATTAATTCCATTTCAGAACGTATGGTATCTGGACTGGTTATTTGACGACATAGAAAAAGGATTACGCTAATGGCAATTAATATTTCTGATGTAGAACCACGAGTACAATATACTGCTACTTCTGGTCAAACATCTTTTACTGTAGGTTTTGAGTTTTTTACAAACACAGACTTAAAAGTATTTAATGGATCTTCACTATTAAGCTTTGCAGCTTCACCTAGTGATGCTACAGAATATTCTGTTACAGGAGCAGGTGTAACTGGTGGTGGATCAATTACATTAGGTGGTAGTGGAGCTACACTAAATGATATAATTACAATATCTAGAGATTTACCAATAGCTAGATCTACAGACTTTCCTACATCTGGAGCTTTTCAAATAGCTTCTCTTAATGATGAATTAGATAAATTAACAGCAATGGCTCAGCAATTAGAAAGAGATTTAAAATTTTCTCCTAGAGCTTCGGCAACAACAGCAAACACATTTAATATTACATTTCCTAACCTTGTTGCTAATAAAGTATTATCAGTTAACAGTTCAGGTAATGGTTTAGAATTTGCACAAGATATAACAGACATAACTGCTCTTGCAGCAATTACTAGCGATATTACTGCTGTAAGTGCTATAGCCAGTGATATTGCAGCAGTAGAAAATATTAAAGCTGATATAACTGCAGTCGCAAATGATGCTACTGATATTGGAGTTGTTGCAGCTAAAGCAACTGAGATAGGAAGATTAGGTACTGTTGATGCTGTAGCAGATTTAGCATTACTTGGTACTTCAGCAGTTGTTGCAGATTTAGATGCTGTTGCAGATAAAGTTACTGAAATTGGTTTATTAGGAAATGCTGATGTTATAGCTGATATGGCTTTACTTGCAACATCTGATGTAATTTCAGATCTTAATACACTTGCTACAAGTGATATAGTAACTGATCTTGGTTTATTAGCGACTAGCGATTTTGTATCAGATTTAAATACATTAGCTACATCTGGTAATGTTACAGCTATTAATAATGTAAGTGGTTCAATAGCAAGTGTTAATGAAGTAGCAACTAATCTTGGAAGTGTAAATGACTTTGCATCAAGATATAGAGTAGCTAGTTCTGATCCTTCTTCTAGTTTAGATGAAGGTGACTTAGCTTACAATACTACTGCTAATGTTTTAAAATATTACAATGGAAGTGCATGGATAACTATTGTTGCAGGATCTCTTACTGATATTGTACAAGATGGAACACCACAACTAGGTGGTGACTTAGATGTACAAACTAATTCAATTGTAACAACAAGTAATAGAAATGTTTTATTAGCTCCTAATGGTACAGGAGTTGTTGAAGTAAAGGGAAATACTAATGGTGGAGCAATACAACTTAATTGTGAAAGTAATAGTCATGGTGTAAAATTACAATCTCCAGCACATAGTGCAGCACAAAGCTATACAATGAAACTTCCAGCTACAAATATAACTGCTGGTAAATTTTTAAAAGTAGATTCAATAACTGGTTCTGGAGCAACAGCAGTAGGACAATTATCTTTTGCAGATGTACCTGAGCCAACAATACCAACAGTAGCAGATGTATCTCAAACAATTGCACCTGCTTCAGCAACTTCAATAAATATTACAGGAACAAATTTTAGTGGAATACCAATAGTACAATTTATCAAATCAGACACAGGAGCTATTACATCTTCTAATACAGTTAGTTTAACAAATGCTACAACACTTGCAGTTAATGTAACTTTAGCATCAGGATCTTATTATGTTAGAATAGAATTAGAAAATGGTAGAGCAGCAAGAAGTACAAACGCAATTTTAACTGCATCTACAGCTCCTTCTTTTAGTACTGGAGCTGGGTCATTAGGAACATTTGCAGGTAATTTTTCAGGAACATTAGCTACTATTTCAGCAAGTTCTGATAGTGCAATAACATTTGCAGAAACAACATCAGTTTTAAGTGGAGCAGGAGTTACATTAAATAGTTCTACAGGTGCGTTGACTACTTCAGATTTCGGTGCTAGTTCAACTACACCAACTACGTATACGTTTACAATAAGAATTACTGACGCAGAAAGTCAAACTACAACAAGAGAGTTTAGTATGACTTCTAACTTTGGAGCAACAGGTGGAGGACAATTTAACTAATGGCTAGTACATACTTACAAAGAACTTTAGGAACATCAACTAACACTTATAAAGGTACTGTTTCAGTATGGTTAAAAAGAAGTGGACTAAGTTCTGACCAAGTTATTTATGGAAATTATACAAGTGGAACTCAAAGAGGAAAACTTGTAATAGCTGGTGATAGTAAATTAATGTATTATCAAAATGATGGTGGAGTAAATACAATAAAATTAGAAACTAATAGATTGTTTAGGGATGTTGGAGCATTTTATCATATCGTTTTGTCAGTAGATACAACACAAGCAACAAATAGTGATAGAGTAAAATTATATGTAAATGGAGTACAAGAAACTTCTTTTAATACTGCAACTTATCCATCACAAAATACAGTTTTTTATTTAAATGCAAATTCAGTAACAAATTATATTGGACAAGAGGGAAACAGTTCAGATTATTGGGACGGTTCTATGTCTCATTTTCACTTTGTAGATGGCACAGCTTATCCTGCTTCAACATTTGGTGAAACAGATGCAACAACTGGCGAATGGAAAATAAATACATCACCATCTATTACAATGGGTACAAATGGTTTTACAATTTTAAAAGATGGAAATACTATTACAGACCAATCATCTAATTCTAACAACTTTACATTAGGTGGTGGTACACTAACTAATACTGAAGATTGTCCTAGTAATAACTTTGCTACTTTAAATAATCTAAATGCAATGAATCAACCTACATTAACTAATGGAAATAATACTTTATCTGTGGGAAGTAATAATTGGAAAATATCTCCATCAACTTTAGCACCATCTTCAGGTAAATGGTAT